CCGGTGATGAAACGATCTATACGACGCCTGAGAGGCGGTCATACCAGAGATGGCAATTGACTTCATTACCTGCTACCGTCTGGGTTTATCCTCAGTCCCTTGTCTTCATTCAGCGCACGATGAACGATCCTGTTGCAGTGATCAACAAATGAATCGTATGTCGGCATGTGTGAACGAAGCGTGTCAGCCTGTGCGTTTGCCGCGCCAGCCAGATCGTCGTCTGACATCGACTCGACCTGCTTGATTGTCAACGAGTACGGCGCACCAAGCGGTTTGCCTTCTCCCTTGTCCGTAACAAGAATAGACTTCACCCTCGCGGCGTACATAAATCGACTTCTCCACCAACCGCAGCCGGCATGCGGGTACGGGGGCGAAAGAATTCCCCAGTATTCGTTGTAAAACGAAAGAACGTCTTCCTCTGTGTCAAAACGCTGTCCGCCGAACTTTCTAATTAGCTTTCGGCTTCCTACGATCTCTACAGGCCAATCTGGATTCTTCTTTTCGAGCCAAGTGTCGTGCGGCACAAGCGCCCCGAGAACCCAGGCACGCTTTTTCTCAGACGGAGGGAGCGGCTCGGCTGACGACAGGATATTGAAGATCGTTGAACTTGGGTCTAGCGCCTCAATGCCGGCCATCTCGGCGGGCATTCTCTTGCGGACAAGTGAACGGTCGCCAAACGAGTACATTGGGCACACTGGAACCATGCCATGCGACCAGCGCTCTCCTAGAAGAGCCTGGGCTGTCTGCACCAACTGGCCTTCGTGCGCCTTGATGTTGTCGTCGTTGTCGTTAAAGAAGTATCTACCGACGGCGCACTTCTTTGCAGCGTCGGGATTAGCGGCAATGATTCTTTCCAGTGCCGCGTCAGCTTCAGCCTTTGAGAAGTACGTTGCGCCTTCGTCTCCACGAACCGATGACCCAGACAGAAGATACTTGTATAGGATTTCTGGGTGGCGAACAAGTGAGCGGCACGCGTTAAACACGGCGGCAAATTGCCAGTCATCAAAGAACCCGACAGCCGGGACGCCAGAGCTGAGCGCGTACAGCGCGCCCATAGCGCCCTGGCGGCCGTTAAGAGAGTTCAATGGTCCGAGGTTGACCCAGATTACGTCGTACGACGATAGATCTTCACCAGGTGTGACGCGTCGCCAATCTACCTGATGGCCGACGCTTTCAAGAGCTTCAACGATCGACGCTGGCACGTCGATCTTTTTAATAGTTCTATGCTCTGTATTGATTTGAAGAGCTGTGAACCCTGTCATTAAAATCTTCATTGATTCATCCTTTGTGTGATACTCAAGTGGCCGCCCACGGCATTCTCATGCCGCGGGCGACCACCAAAGAACAGCAGCTCGTCAGAACGGAGCGGCTGGCGGTGTCTGTGCCTGAACCTCGGCAACAGGTGCCGGAGCGGGGGCAGGTGCCGGAGCCGGAGCAGCGGCAACAGGTGCGGGCGCCGGAGCAGGTGCCGGAGCCGGAGCGGGGGCAGGAGCTGCAGCCATAGGAGCCGGAGCGGAAGTTGTCGGAAGAGAGTAGTATGTCTTGATCTCGTTCTTCTTCTGACCCTGCCATGTACGGCTACCAACCTGCGCGCGGAAGCTACGACCCTTGAGGGTCTGCTCGATCTGAGCGTTCGTCGGATTGGTCGCGAAGTAGTTGCGATCAAGACCGAGAGCGTTCATCTTGCGGAAGAAGATTCCGAGTGCGCTCGGGTTGTCTGTCGAGACGACGAGGTTGTCCCACACGAGACGCTTAGCGTGCGCCCCGGTTGTGACCTGTGCCTTCACGGCAAACATCGTCTTGCCCGTCTGAGTGGCCTTAGCCTGTGCCTCAACGATCACGAGGTCGTAGTCGCCGTCGGGCAGCGGGTCGTACCCACCGACGTCACCCGCCTCCTTGACGAGGTCACCCCAATTGAGTGTGCTCATTGTTTTTACCTATGTCTTTCTGTGTTGGTTACTTTGCTTGCTGATCCGGACGGGGTCCGAAAACGATATCGAGCATTCGTTCGACACTGAGGTCTCCCTGCTCGACGATCTTACCGAGGCGGCCTTGAACACGCTCGCCTGCCTCGTACTGGTTCGTGCGCTCGACGTACATGCGACGCGCCTTGTACGGCCCTTGTGTCGGGTCCGGGTTGTTGAACTCTTCGACGTTGATCGCGCCGAGGATGTCGTAGAAGTACGGAGCCTGAATGGCAAGCTGGCCTTGGAGGTACGGACGATACCGACCGTCCTGGCTCTGACGTGCCATGGCTGTCAGTACGACTGCCTCGAGCGGGTTTGTTGCGTGCATCGTAAGGTCGCGGAGATCACGAAGCAGCGCACCCATGTGACGAAGAAGCTCGCCCCACTGTTGCATCTGCATCTGATTGGTTCCGGCGATGTTGTCCATGCACTTAACCTGCAACTCGGAGACCGAGTCGATGATCAGTGACTTGAACTGGTGGCGTCCGATCTGAAGCCACTGGTACGCCTTGAGAACGGTGTCGTACTCTGTGACGTTGACAACGCAGGTATCCCACGTCCCGTCAGCAGCCGGCGGCTCCTCACGCAACGGGTCCCAGTACTTTACGTTGATAGGCAGGAATCTGTGCCCGCCTTCCACGTCCAGCATCAGACGCGGGTATGGTGCGGTGACTGCAAACGTCGATTTACCGACCTTTGATTCACCGTACACCATAAGAGTAAGCGATCGCTGTACTCCACTCATGGTCATTCACTTCCTTTCATCTCTGTTGATTCGTAATACTTATACGGATCACCTTGCGTATACAGCTCGGCGATCGCGTGCTCTGCAGCGCTACCGTCGTCAAACAACGGGCATACTGCAAAGAACTGGCACTTCCACTTGCAATCTCGGCTTGGCCGAGGATATGCAACGAAGTGATGATCTTGTCCTTCGTCCAATGCGTCTCGCACAGCGAGCATGTCGCCTACGGTACCATGAATTCTGTTCCAAAACGCTCTCAACGCAAAGGTGTTGTGTCTGACCTCGATCTGATCGTAGAACGGCGGCTTCGCGTTTGCGGTGCGCTTGACCTTCTTCAACATCGTGAAGATACCGCCTTCGCTGCGCTCGCCTTCTTTGTTCTGCGCCGCCTCGAGAAGCATGTACGTTAGGATCTGCTCGTTCATGTGAGCAAGAGCAGCAAACTCTGTGAACGAACCGCCAACCGTCTTGAAGTCACGGAACATGCGCACACCGTCTGCTTTGCGACGAACACGCATGTCAAGTTTACCTTGAAGTTCTACCCTGCCCTCGAACATCGGCATCGTGATGATTTCTTCTGTCGAGATCATCTCAAGATCGGCGTCGATGCCGTTCTCGTTGACCCAGTCGAGATATCCCTCGAGCATGATTCTACCGAGCTCGGCTTCTGTCTCGAGTTCCATCGTGTCGCGGAAGCTCTCTACAAGAGCCTTCTTGTCGAGCTGCACAAAGTGAGCGTATGCCTCGAGCAGTGGAGTTCCTGTTGAATAGTACATATCCAACGCCGAGTGAACGCGTGAGCCCAGCGCAAGAGCTCCAGTGAAGTTCTGAGTCTGTGGCTGAAGTCTACGATAGTAGTTTAACCACCACTTTCTTCTACAGTCCTTAAACGTTTGAATCTCAGAGTTCGAGATTCTCAGTGGCTCACGGCGGAGCTCTACCGGTGTTTCGTTGATTGTCACAGTGATCCTGTCTTGTCGTCTCTCAACATCTTGAGAAGTTGGTCTTTGTCTCGTACTATCTGTTCGAAGTTGTCAGCCTTTGTGTCTAGAACCTGAATCACACGTTCTTCGATCGTCCCATCGGTAACGTAGTCTGTGATCACGATGGAGTCATGGATCTCACTACCGATTCTGTGAACTCGGTCAAGAGCCTGCTTGTAATCAACCAGTGACCACGGGCGCTGAAGCATGATCAGCCTGCGAGCAGCAGTCAGTGTCACTCCGACTCCACCTGCCTGTGCAGTGAAAAGAATCCACTTAATTCTGCCATTCTGAAAATCATCGATGGCCTTTTGGCGCTCTTCCTCTGTCTGTGCGCCGGTAATCAATCCGTGAGGAATCTTCGCCTTTTCAAGGCGGGCACTAAGAAGTTCGATGAGCTGTCGAGACACCGCACACACGGCGACAGAATCATCTCCAAAGTCGCCGTTTTCGATGTCGTCCATCAGCGCATCTACCTTGCACGACGGTTCCGCTAGTTTGACGGCAATCTCTCCAGTAAACTCGTCTACGTCGATCGCTGCGTATGAACTTGCGAACTGCAACAACCGTGTAGCCTGAGTTAGTGGGCTCGGTGCTGTTAGCGCTTCACCGCTTTCCAACTGAGCGATCATGACGTCGCGCATCTGCTCGTACGCCTTTTTCTGCTTTGTAGACATTTCTACGTCGCGGCGCTCCTTGATCACAGGTGGCAACCATGGAAGAACCTTTGCCTTGAGCATTCTGCGCATACGCGGGTTGATAGCTGCGTAGAATTCGTCGTTCATGTGCGGCTTGACGCCAAGCACCATCATTCCACCGAACGCGTTCAACATCGTGTCAACCATACGGTCAATCCAACGAGTCTTGCTAGGCCATTCGTTTGGCGACAGCCAGTGCAGAATCGGCCACAGGTCGAGGACGTTGTTGGCGATAGGTGTGCCAGTGAGCGCAAAACGGATGTCTGCGTTTCCTGTTGCCGCCCAGAGCGCGCGTGTCTGCTTGCTCTTTGGTTCCTTTGAACGGTGAATCTCGTCAGCAACTACTGACTTAAAGTCGATCTTATTGAGTTCACGGATGTGCACCTCACAGCGGTTTTCCGAAACCTTCTCATCATGACCACCGCATTCAACGCATCGCGCCAACGCAACAGATCCGTAACTGGCAAGACGCGAGTGAGTACGTAATGACTCCCAGTTGATGACGTATACGTCAACGTCTTCTTCGGCGAATTGCTTACGGCGCTGTGTCGCTGATCCGCTGATAACCTGAACGTTTACTCCAGGCCACCACATCGCGAACTCGCGCTTCCAGTTTTTCTTCAAAGTGTTCGGACACACGATGAGCGCAGGGAACACTTCCTCGCCTCTGTCCTTCAGTTCTTTCAATGCGCGGATCGTCTGCGCTGTCTTCCCGAGGCCCGGCTCATCAGCAAGAAGAGCGCGACGCGCAGCTGCAAGGAACTTCACTCCAGCGCGCTGGTGCGGGAACAACGCCTCGTCACCGTCGGCTGTCTCAAGCTCACGTAGTGCGTTGCACGGAGCAACGCGCGTGTTGAATTCGTTTGTAGCCCATTCTGTAAGTCTCGGTCCGATACGCAGTTCGGTCTTAAACACCGACCGAAGAGCGAGGCATGTTGACCAGCCAAGTGGCGCACGCCACGCTTTGTCAGCAGCCGACCATGTCGCGCCCGGGATACCTTTGCATAGCTCTTTGTATCGCCATTCGGTGTCGATACGGATATGCTCACCCGAATCACTAAGTTCTACATCAACTGGCACTCAATACCTCTTGTCGTTCGTTATCTGTCACTGTATCACATACTAAGCGGAAATGTCTTCACGCATGCAATTTTTTCTTAGTATGACTACTCAAGCAGCCTAGTTGGCGCCCAGCCTGTCTTTACTAAGCGCAGAAGCCCGTGTCTAATCGCGTCAAGCGCGTGACCTTCTCCACCGCGGTACCAGTAGTCTAGTTTCTTTAGAGCCGTGTTGTCAAACATTCTTTTTGCGTCAGATGGAGACTGAAACAGCAACGTATTTGGGTCTATGCCGTTGCTAAGCATGAGATACTTGAGAATACCGATCTGCTCGAGGCTGAACGGCGCCTGTGAGTTTTTCACCGTCTGAGCGTTGATCGTAAACCTCTCGCAGACAATTTCTAGCTTCGCGCCCGTCTCTTTGGCCGTCTGAATGGCCTCAAGTATCGGCTTATGGTATTCTTCCATAAGAAACTCCCCGGAGGCCAAGAGGCGCGGTTCTAGGCCACTCTCATGGGAAATGACGGCGATACCGCTCTTCTTCCCCGGGTCAACGGCAAGAATGAGCCTCATGTCCAGACCACCCTAGATACTCCAGACCTTAGTAGTATACTTTCGCACTTCTTGCACGGCTTTGACGGGGCTGGTGACCCGTCTGCCGCAATTCTGGCAACGTAGACGTTAGAACCAACGGCCAGGTTGCCTGCCGCGGTGATAGCAGCAAACTCAGCATGAACATGAGACACTCGCCACGCGGTCTTCGGATCGCCGATCTTTTTGTTTGTCGACGTTGAGACGATTTTTCCGTTTCTTACAACGACGCATCCGTGCTTATGGCGGCACTTGCTCTTCGCTGCGACCCCAAGCGCCATTTCAAGGTAGCGATTCATCAGTACTTGTCGCCCCAGGTCTCAAGCGGCCCGTCTACGTCTGCGGTAAGAGGTACGGCCCAGCCCTCGGTTGTGGTCATGCACTGCTTGACAAGTTGCTTGATCTCCTCAGCGTCCTCACGGGGCGCCTGTAGCACGATTTCGTCGTGCACCGGAACGATCAGCATCTCTGTAAGATCTGCCTGGTCAAGTTTTACAAGATTTGACTTGAACACCTCGGCAGCTCCACCTTGAATGAGGTAGTTCACCAGCGTGTAGACTCTGCCTTCGTCGCATGGCAGTCTACGACCTGTCCAGGTGTAGACGTACCCCTGACCTTCGGCCTTCAGTCTTCTCATCCCGATGTCTTCTATCTGTCTCTGGAAGTAGGACATTCCTGGGAATCTGTTATCGAACGCGTCCGATGTCTGCTTCATCTGTATCTCGGCGACTCCTGCGGTTAACGCCTGCTTTGCGACGCCGGCTCCGTAAAGACGACCGTAGATCATGCTCTTGATGAGACCTCGACGCTTGTCAGACTTCTGCATCGTCGGGTCATTGTACACCTCACGGCCGATCTCGGTGAACGGGTCAGAGCCTGTAGCATCGGCGAGGTGGAACAGATTGATTAGGTTGCTGTCGTTTGACAGACTGGCGAACATGCGGAACTCGACCTGGTCAAGGTCGCTCGTGATAATCACGTGATCCTCGTCCTTGGGAATGAACGCGCGTCGAACTACGTCGTCTCCCTTAGGCAACGTCTGTAGCGCCGGATTGGTGATCGACATGCGTGATGTACGGGCGCCCAACGTCTTAACAGATGGGTGAACTATCCCGTCGATAGACTCCGTAAGAAAGTTAGAGAAATACGTTCCGGCAAGTTTGTCAGCCTTACGTTGCTTGAGAACCGTGTCGGCAAGTGCCGATACTTCAGTGTTTCCGTCTCTCTGAAGAATCTTTAATTGATCCTTAGTGCATGACTTTTGCCCAGTCGGCGTGAACTCGGTGATCTCAGCACCGAGCGACTCAAACAGGTGAACAAGTTGAACGTTGCTGGTAATAGACACACCACCATACGTGTCGCGCGCCCACTTCTTTACAGACTCGGTATACGCGGTAAGTTCGTCGTACTTCCTCTGCGAGTAGTCAAGATCTACGCGCGCACCGTTGATCTCCATGCGGGTGACGATCTTGCGCGTCGCCATCTCAAGTTCGTACGCGCGCTGATACGGACCTTCTGGTCCGCACTGCTTGTAAAACATTTCCCACAGCCGCGTGGTTAGAACACAGTCAAGCGCGCCGTATGACCAATATGGTGTGAAGTTCGTCGGGACAGTGCCCCACGTCCACCCGTTCTTGACAAGTTCAACATCAAGCGTGTCCTGTAGAGCAACGGCCCTGCTGTCGATATGAAGAGCCGCGAGGCGCTTAAGAGCACCAGAGCCCAGCGGGTCAACTACGTGAGCCATGATCATCGTGTCGTGAGCGCGGTGCCACGGAATATCCCACCGAGACTGAACGTCAAACCAACGAGCCTCGAACGCAATGTTGTGGCAGATAAGTGGTCCGTCAAACTTGTCCATCGCCTCGTAGAAAACGCCCGACCATTCGTTCCAGGGAATAGACCAGCCTTGCTCCCCGTCACCAACCTGCACGAGGCGAAGACGGCCATGCCAAGGAGACAGCGCGTGATCTCTTGGGTTGCCTGGTAGCTCACCAGTTTCTGTGTCTACTGAGATAGCGTTGTACGGTCTTCTCTGACCAAGCCAATGAAGAAAGTTCTGCGCCTTCTCGACGCTGTCTACGAGATGAAGTTGTACGTTTGAAAGGTCGTTGTCACTCAACGTCGTCGTCCTTGACTACTGTTAGTTCTATCTTACACTTCTTTAGATACTCAAACACGTCGTACGGTCTACGGTGGAGATCTGCTGATCGCAGTCTACAAACTACTCGAGCAAGTCCGGAGTTCGTTATCAGTTTAGCGCACTGCATACACGGAGCGCTCGTCACGTATAGTGTCCCGCCGGCAACACTCGAACGGTCGACGTACAGTAGAGCGTTCGCCTCAGCGTGAATCGCCGGGCACGCATCGTACATGTTGTCGAGCGGCGCCTCTCCTCGTGCTCTTGGGCACCACTGGTTGCACGTCCCAGATTCAGGCCAATCGGCGGCAGGTCCGTTGTACCCAGTGGCGCATATTCTTTGTTCTCTAGAAACGATTACGGCGCCAAGTTGCGCGCGAGAACAACGAGACCTAAGGCCAATAGTTTCGGCTATGGCAAGCCATGTTTCATCCCAGGACGGTCTTGTATCGTTCATCAATCTTCGTCATCTTCGTCGTCTTCTATCGAGGCCTCTGCGATGCCTGTGATTAGCATTTTTGCAATAAGCTCTAGCCCGTCACGTCTAGAAAAACCAGCTTCACGTAGAGTGAGGTACATCTCGTGCATGCTTACCGCGGCTTCCTTCATCGGTGAGGAATAGTCGTCGTCCCAGTCGCCGCTCATCACGCCTCTTTTCTTTTGTTCTTTTCGATCGCCGTAATCATAGAACTAGCATACCATCGTTCCTGCGGAGAAAGAGAATCTAGTATGCTATGATCGTTCACCGAGTTAAGAATTGCTATCGCTGAATCCTTTACGTCGTCCCACGAGTCACCGTAGATCGCCGGAACGTTTTCAACGTTATCAGTCTTCTTGAGGTTATCCGCAGCCGCGTAATTTGATTCGTAAATGTGAAGTGACCCAACATGATGAGCGTATGTGCCAGGCTCAACAGCAAGCACGCTGCACATCGCAAGTTGAACCCTTGTAAATTGGAAGAAGTCATACGCTGCACCCAACCACACATCGTTTGAGCGCATGTATACGCTCATGTTTAGTTTGTTATCTCTGATCCTAAACTGATGAAGAACAGTGCAGGGGTAGTCTCTCTTGCCTTCTTGGTTGTCGTATTCCGGGTTCCAAATAGTGACAACTGCCTGCCGAGTGTCTCGGTCGTTTTTCAGCTTTTCAATGGCGTAGTCGTACTGACCGTTTGTTCTACGTCCATACGCTCCATGAAATATTCCGTTGTCTTCAGCGTAGTTCTTAAACTGCGGACCGACGGCGATGACAGTTTCTGGAGTGCTTACTCCACCAAGAAGCTGACACGCCTCAACGGCACCGATGCCCGGCACTGTGCCGCGGCCAACACCGAGTGGGAGCGCGGCAAAGATGTTGTCAATGTGAATGACGGCATCTTCTATCTCTAAGGTGTTGAAGCCGCGTGGAGAAGCCGGTCTGCCGTTGTCAAGAACGTGCTTGACAAGATCGACGTACCCGTTGACAGCGTCCTCGATGTGAATGGATTTTACGGAAGTATCCAATGCGTGTACCTTTCATCTCTATTGTAGACAAAACTTGTGATTGCTTGGCCATACTCAAAGCGATCTTGATGATGAAATCTTCTGACGTACTGCGGGTGCGGGAGAACAACGTACCTGTCGTCGTTCAAGCCACACTGGCGAATTTTCTTTTCTGCCAGTCTCCCAAGTGCTACGATCTTTGGCTGACCAAGAACTTCTAAAAGATCGTTCAGCGAGTCTTCTGAAAAGTCATCTGAGTTGATGATACCGCAGGCTCGCCAACTTGCTTCAGGGAGTGACGAAAGAAGGTAGTCACCTGAGTTCCCGTTGATAGGCATGAACGGAAGAATCGTCTCGGCTGGGTCATTTCTTTTGTCGCCGATAAGAAGCGAATGCGGCCACCTCGGTCCGATGTACGTCGGAAACTTAGAAAGTGGTTCAGCTGCCTTTGATTTTTTTGTCGCGGCGTCAATTATAGCGTCTGCGGCGTACTTAACGTAGTTTATTCCGTCTGGTATCGTGACCTTTAGCTCTACACCATACGCCTTGTTGTACCCAAACTCGTACCTATCGAGAATGCCGGCAAGTTCATGCGCATCGACAAAGTCATCACCGCGGTTATTGATTCTTTCGGTGATGACCTCGAGAGGCTGGTAGACCCAGAACTGCGCAACACCTCGGGACTCGAGGAATAGCTCTACCCAGCGCCAACCGGCTACCCCAAGAAGACCGTACTCGTCCTTGCACGTCTCGGGGCGCTTGATCGGCGCGTATGTTACCTCTCCCCAGTGCCACCTATCTGACACGGCAACACGACCCGTCCAGTCGATGTTTTCAATGGCTACAGCGTACTCGTGAAGAGCCCACCTGCGGGTAAGCTCTTCAGGCTTGCCTTTGTGAAACTCTTCTACGTCGGCGCCAGGCCTAGCTCGCTTAAGTTGGCTTTTGATCTCTTCTGCAAGGGTGCTCTTACCTGAAGCGTCTGCACCTTCTAAAACTATGAACATTCGTCAATCCGTCCTTTGGCGGTCTACTATATAACGTATTCAAACGCAAAAGATGATCGATTACGGGATGACCTCGATACGGTATACTGCCTCAATCCCTTTATCGATCTTCGACGCTTCCTCAAGAAGCCTTTGAGCAACGTGCGTAAGGTATCTTGCACCGCTCTCGTCATACTTGTAAAGAGCCTCAAGAACGGCGTTCGGATCTTCGCTTACCTGCGCCCAGTTGCGGTCTTTTTCGGGGAAGATAACCGCGGCTGAAAGCGAGGCATTGCAGATTTCACACGGGACGAGCTCTCTGGGTGCAGTGACGGACTGCGTCGGCACCTCACTAAGTCCGTATCTTTTGACGAGGTGACACGTCGCGGCGTGATAGACGACAGACACGCCAACACGAGAAAGAACGTACGAGCCACTCTCCGTTTTGTACAGTTCGAACTCTATCCAGCGCAGCGAGTCTCTGCGCCACGACGACGACTTACCAAGAACCTTACCGTTGAACTGAAGAATTCTGTCTCCGTCTTTTACCTGTATCATGCGAATACCATCTTTCGTAGCGAACTAGTTGAATCATAATATGTAAACCATCTTCTCGTGTTCATAGCAAGACTGTTTTTACATCGGATACGAGTCTGGCAGCGAGTCGTAGTTCACGTGGACCTGCTCGTCCTCGAGTCTTTTGTAGAACAGTCTGTAGACGTCCATCAGCCAATATCTAAACGACTCCGGACACTCAGGAGACGTAGTTGACTTAACCAGAGCCGTGGAGTCCCCTAGCACGTACTTTGCTACAGGCTGAGGTGGCACAGTCTCTAGCAGATCATTTCTGACGTTCAGCGGCATTTGAAGAGCTCTTAGCACGTCATGACACGTTACTGCCATCGGCTCGTTGTTGCCGAGCTCAGTGTGCGACCACGCCCACTCAATGATCATCCTAAAGAGCTCATGCGCCGTATGCGCCATACATTGCGGGTGCGTCTGCCATATCTTCTGTGTTCCGACCACGTCTACGTAGGTCTCGTCTAATTCGCTGTACGTAATGAACGCGATAGGCGCGATGTCAACAGCCATATCATGACGTTTGATCGTCGGAAACGCGCCACGACCTTGCTCCTGAGCGTCTCTTGCGCCTTTGAACGACGTTATTTCTGTGTCAAACTTGGCGGTACCGTGCGTGACCTGCTCAAAGCTTTTGATCGTGTAGTTGTTTGCCGAACACGCATTTGCGTACGTCTTTGATGACGTTCTTAAGACTGGTTTCCATAGTTGAAAGCCTGTAAACTTTCTTTCCGGCTGATTTATTATCTCGATGTCCCAGTTCAAACGGCCCTGGTTCCATACGCACGAAAAGTTGTTAGACAACCGCGGGCGCTTAACCGGAGGCTCCCAGTGCCCGTCAACTGAGTTCCACACCCAGTTCTCAAACGGCTGCGTCTCAGGATCCTTATGATCAGTAAGATCGTTGAACGGCGGTGGCGAAGAAATATGAAACGTGTCTCTGTTCAATTCGCTTAGTGTTGATCTGTAGTCAGAGTTTGAGTTGACAAAATCTCTTAGCTCATCGAGAGAGTGAATTCTTATCTTAAAGATATCCATCATCTCGGGCGAGATTCTTGAGAAATCAAACGTATCTTCTACATTAGAAATTGAAGTCTGACCTTCGTAGGCGTCAAGAAGAAAGAACGTTTTTTCAGGTGCCGGAAAGTCACCTTTAAGAGTTTCATATATGTTTAGATCTTCGCTAAACTGAAAAAATGTTACGTATTTCATTGTCATCCAGTCAATGTCTCGTAGCTGTAGCGTAGCTGTATTTCTTTAATCGTCGAGTAGTACAGCCCGTCTCCGGAGTAGTACCCGGGGAACACGTTTGCCTTAATGTAGAAATAATAGTCTGCATACGTAGGTGTGAGACTAAAACCAGACAGATATATCCAACCGTTTGCGACCGTCCCAAAACCGCCGGAGTCGAACTTTAGATCGCCAGAACCGGTACCATTCATGTACACTTGAATTCTGCTAGCCGCTATTGAACCGATCTGTATAGCAACGCCCTCAAGTGTCGCGTCGCGGTATCCTGCTGGTAGTATTGGCCTAAATAGGATACTCACAAAGTCATCGTCACTTGAAGTTTTAGCTACCTTTGTTGACGTGGTTACAGTGTATGAGACGGTTCCAAACGCCGCAGAGAACGGGACGTCGTACGGGTAGTCGGCGTCGATTCTGGTGACATAGTTTGAGCTAGAGCTTGTTCTAGCACTTGTCCCACCAAAAACACTCGTGCTTATGCCTCTTGAAGTGTCGACGCGTAGCGATCCACCGCTCGCACTCGATGGGCTAGATATTGCGCTGTCGTACGGTGTCAACGTTAAAATTGCACCAGCCGCAGATGACACCAGATATGCTTGGTTGTACACAGAGCTGGAGCTACCGACTATTCTTACTTCGTCTCCAGGTTCAAGCCCGATTCTACTTGAGCTGTTTAGTTCTACGCGTACGTTGCCGCCTTTTTGAAGAGTAAGAGTGCTGATGCCGTACGATAACGATGTGACAGACGTAGCTATGTTTGGGTAGCCAGCGTCAAAGTCAAACGTGTCACTGATGTAGTAGCCGTTTAATCCAAAGGCAGCAGATCTTTCAAAGTACGTTAGATTTTTCACCCTCGTTGCCGTGCCAGACACGGTCTTGTACGGATAGGCTTCCCACTGCGTACTCGAGTTGTTATCTGAAGACAGATAGTCTTCTGCGGCGCCGTTTTCGCTGGAGTTCGCGAAGATCGCAGAAGAAAAATATGAAGTCTGACTTGCCGCAGCGTACCCAACTGACGACGGTATGTAGGTTCTAACCCAGAGCTTTGGTCTTACGGTTGCAGAGTAAGAACTATACGGACCGTAGACTCCAAGAGTCGAGTAGTAGACGCGGGCACGAAAACGGTACTCGTCTGTTTGATTCGCTGAAAACGCGTATGCGACGGTTCGAGTAGTCGCGTCGTTTGTAAGAAGGTTGCTAGAATCGTTGAACGTGGTCACCGTCCATGATCCGCTAGAGCCGGCAGTTCTTGAGCTACGCTCCCACTGCATATAAGCGCTGCCGTTGTTGTATGCGTTACCGTCTGACGCCATCGTAAGAACAGTGTCGCTCGTGAACCCGTCGACCTTCACTGGAGTAGACGGAGTGTGAAGAGGGTGAGTTAAGACGACGTTTGACGGGTCGCTGTCGTCACTATAGCCAGACACCGGAGACCCGTAATAAGTTCTTGCCGTGCAATAATATGCGGTGTTGTAGCTCAGCCCGGTAAACGTCACAGTTCTAGACGTTGTAGTGTCGTTTGACGGCAGATTCGTGCTGTTGACCGTGTCTTGAAGAGTCCCGCCTGGGTAGTCGTACAACCTAAACTGAATGTACGCCGTCGCGCCGTTGATCGAGTAGTTTGCGTTCGATGACGACGAAAATGAAAGACTTGTCGACGTAATAGTGCCGGTGTTTACCGGAGTTGTCGGTATGGTCTTGACATAGTCAAGCGTCGTGTCCTCGTGGAGAACGAGCATCGACGGCCCCGTCGAAATGACGTTGTTGCTCGAGTCTAGATACTCGATGTACGAATCAAACTGATACGTAGTTCCCCGGGTAAGACCGGTAAAGTTTAACTGCGCCGACGTGTTCGACGACACCATGTTCGACGTAAATACGCTTGTAGTTTGGTTTGTTGTAGAAAACTGCCCGTCAATCCACACGACTGCACGACGTCTATCGGTGCCGGTGTGGTTGACTCCAATTTTGATCGACGTAAGCGTCTTATCGACGGTGTCAAGATCGCTGTACGTCTCGTTTGAGTTTCTAAAATAGAACGGGACCCACGAAGATCCGTCCCAGACCTCGCCTTTGTTGATGTTGACCCACGACGAACCGTTCCATATCTCCGGATCTGTCATCGAGTCCCACGATGAACCGTTCCAAACTTCAAGTGCCATACTTAGTTCTCACTAACTAAAGTGAATGTCGCCTGTAGCCGGGGCAGTTGGTTTAGTCGCGCCGTACGAGATATTTCTTAGGAACCCGCTGGTACCGCCGGAGATAGAGATTGTCGTCGTGCCTGCTGACCCTGAAGTTCTTGTAGGTCCGAGGTAGCCGCCAACGAGTGGTGTAAGCACTCCAACAGAGAACCAAGCGCTTCCATTTGTGTTTAGGTACGCGTTGCCTAGTTCGTCTAACGCACCAGACGATAGCGAAGACGCGCCGATCGTCCAACCGCCAACAGATCCGGTAGTAGACGTCATCGAGCCGGCGGGTGTAACCCTAAACGGCGCGCTGGCAAACGTCGAGTTTCCAAGATAGATACCGTTGGTATCTGCCTTGAAGATCGTCGTACCGGAGCCGATCGTGATCGTGCCACCGACGATCGTGTTGCCTGACAAAATTCTGCCGGTGAGAGTTCCCGTTGTGATGTTGGCAGCGTCAATGTTTGAGACGGTGATAACGCTTGCGTCGATTGTGCCGGCGGTGATCTTATTAGCGCTGATGCTGTCAAGGGCGTTGTCGCCAAGCGTAAACCCGACCCAGCCGGGGCTGACGGGATCTTCCTGATAGCGATAGAACTTATTGTCGTCGTCTGTGTCAAACCAGATGTCGCCAGACTTATAGTTGCCACCCGTCGGCTCGCTTGGCTGTCTGTAGATGACGTTCTTGCCGTTCGCGCTTGCTTGAATAGACGCGACGTTTTCATTTAGCTCTGCGCTAAGGGTCAGTGCGGTAATAGCGCCTGGCGCTATGTTGTCAGAAGTAATCACCCTAGAGCCGATGCGAGTAGGGGTGCCACGTCTAACTATCGACGAAACTTTGGTTTCTGTCTCAAGAAACCTCTGACCAAAAGTACGTCTGCTTCTTCTAAGATTACTCGCCAACTTTGTCAACCTCCCACTCGGCAAACAGCAGCAGTTCAACTTCTTCTGGGAACGCTACGCCGTCTGGAACTCTTACCTTGATGTTCTCGATCTTTCTTACAAGAATGTCGTCTCGAATCTCGAGATCGCTTGACATTCTCATCTGTACAAAGTTGTCGTAGATAATGACGGCGCACCAGTCCCCCGGCGCGTACGTACCAACAACAGGAGCGATGCTACCGTTTACGCCGATCTTTAGATCGGTAACGGGCGGTCTAAACTCACTTAGATAGCGTTGCGCGTAGCTGTACAGTTGACTTTCAGCGTAGGCGTCCTGGCGTGTCTGCGACTCATCAAGAATTGGCCACCCCGCGTTCAACAGGTCTGTCGCGGACGCTACAGCGTACGGTTGGCTAGCTTCGTCTCCAAGATCACTGATGTTTCCGACAACAAAAAATCTTGTTGCAGCGTTTTCTGCTGACTCGTCCATGGTAACGGTATTTATGTTTCCGGGATACTCAAAAACGAGTTCATCAGCGCCAAAACGACTTAGCGGCGACACCTCGCCTGGCGCCGGCGGATTTGGTACGTTGATCGGCAGCAGCACGAACGTTCGCGTAAACGTTGAAGTCGTCGGATCATACGCGCAGTCGATTCGGTACTCAAACCCATCTACGGTGTCAGAATATTCGTCGAGTTCTTCACCAATTGACCGCAGTTCGTAGCCTCTGTACGTGCGGTTGTCGATAGTAACGCCGCTGTAGTCGTTAGTAGAAAAGTCGATGCCGATGTCTGAGTTTCCAGGGAACGGGCCATAGGTGTTTGAGAAGAGACGAGGAGTAACGGTTGCCGACCCTGCCAACGGTACGATTAGGTTGACAGATCCCCCGCTGTCGTACTCATCTACGTTCGAGCTCGCGATAGCAAAGTACGTTGGAGTCGCGATCGTCACCGTTTCTTCGCTGGAGTTGTAAGAACTTGGAGTCACGCCGGCGATGCTTACCTTGTCGCCAACAGAAAATGCGTTATCTGCCGTGATAGTAATGTGGCCGGAGACTTCTCCACCAGACACGTACGCGGCAGGAGTACCCGCGTTTAGTATGGTGAATACCTTTTTAGTTTCAGTGTCCACACTGTAAACTGTCCCGGTGATGTTATACGCTACAGGGTCGACTCCAGTGACGGTCACGGTGTCACCAGCCTTAAACGGCACTATTGAGTCACAGAAGTACCAGAACAAGCCAAACGCGTGAGCCGTGCTTTCAATCATCGGGTGCGTTATGCTTGTTATCGTCGCTTCGTACACCTCGCTCGACGCGACGTAGACGTAGTACGTAAACGTCGTCGACGTCGGTATCGAGTTGATCAAGTGCCTACCATCAAACGTCGCGTACGCGGCCGCCGGATCGTCTACGTTCTCGATATCTACGTACTGCCCGACAGAAAAGCTGTGGCTTGAAGACGTAGTAAGAGTCACAAGGCCAGTTGTCGCGTCCAGCTCTTTCTTAGTCACCGTGGCAGTTGCTGTAGACGTTGGTGCGCTTACGACATTGGTTGCCGTTTTTGCGTATGAAACGGTATTTGTAGTTGTCGCCGTGACGGTGTAGCTGCCGTCAAAACTTGCGCCAATATTCTCAACGTCGACGGTCTGACCGACGCTAAGATCGTGAGCCGAGGACGTAGTTAGCGTGACTACGTTGTCCGTCAGCGCTCTCGTTGATACGGCGAACTCGTTTCTAACTCCAGGCTGCAGCTCTGAGTTCGGAAATTGAATGTTCGAGAAGTCAACCTGCATCTCGGTAAGAAGCTCACGCGTGTAGTCATAGGTGTCGACTCTGACCTTGACGGTCGTAGACGCGTACGTACCGACCGGCAGGCTTGCGATGCTTACGGCGAATGACGTGTCCGTAAGACCGGACGCAAGAATAGTGTAGTAGCCATTGTATGTGAAGTTTGAGACATCGTAGAACTCAAGCTTTACAGGCGCACCTGCTGTAAAGTCGTACGATCCGCTGCTAAGTGTCACTACGGTAAGACCGCCTACAGTTGACTTGACCGCCGTGGCGCCAAAGTCGTGGCTGAACGTGCGCCAGATATTTCTGTGATACAGATAGCTTGTAAATTCAGCGCCCTGAACCGACAGACTTTTTTCGGTCAGACTGTACGATCTGCTCCAGATGATGCCGCCCCAGACGCATTCGTTGTCCCTAACGACGTACAACCCCGTCTTGCCTGGCATCGTGTTTTCATACAGGTTCAACGCATCGGTTTCATCGATGACGGCGATGTTGCCGCTGAACTTGCCGGCGCTCTTTAGCGATCTTTCGTACGAAACGCCTTGAAAAGGAATTTCGGCAAGAAGAGAGTTAGACAGCAGATCTGTTACAAAGTATCTATACTTCGGTGCGGTGGGGTCGAACCCTGTCATGTCTGTCTCTCATCTCTGTTTCTTTGTCAAGGCTAACCGATCCAACCCGACCTATAGTAAATTACCATGGACGCGTCGGACGTGGCGTCGCCTTCGTCTGTGAACTGTATCGGGTTGTCGCCTGAAGAAAGCGTCAACCAATCTGTAAGAGTGTCGATCTTTACGCGGGCGCCAATAGTCTCACCGTTCAACGCAACTTCGTGAGTGTACGTGTCTATCTCAAGAACGTCTGCGTTTCGTGACACGGTGCCTGTAGCCGCCGTGTTTGACACAGTCTGTGTCGTCGTGTTCGTGTAGCTGATGTTGTAGACGCCGGCACCGGAGTTTGCTCCAGTGATCAAAACTACTCCATCGTAGGGAGCTCCCATGCCAGAGACCGTGACGTAGTCGCCCTCAACTATCGTATGCGCCGCGCTAAGTGTCAGTGTTATGACGTAGTTTACGATCTGCTTAAAGGTGACAGTCGCTGTTTCGCTGGCTCGCAGCGGTTCAACGATCGTCAGGACCTGAGTGTTCGCGCTGTTCGCTATCGTCGCCGGGCCAACGATAGGGCCGGTGACCTCGATGAACAGAGGCACCTCGATGTTTCCGACGTTCTCGATCGTGGTCGCGCCGGTTTCTAGTGTAGACGAGTTTGCGCACGCTAGGTTGACTACGTCGTAACCGTCTGGGTCCGAGTCATTCCACGAGTACTTGATCGGATCAGCGGCACGAAGTCCGATCGAGAAGTCGGTTCTTCCGCGCGCGTTTACGGTTTGAATGCTTGGCTTACCGCTTAGGCGAACGAAGGCAGCGCGGGTTGGAGATTCCTTGGTCTTCAGCCACGCGCCCGATCTAACAAGACTGGTAGCGTTGATCAATTCGGCTCTTGCTGCCGGCATTAGATCAGGCCCAGGTGTTAGAAAAGACCCGTTGAGAGTGATTTGGCGTGCCGCCCAGCGGCCTGAAGCGTCGAACGAGCCGTCTCCCCAACCGCGCGGGATGTCGGGAATCTCAGGGTCTGGGTGCTCCCACCAACCAATGATGTCTGTGCACACCCAAAGAACGTTGTTTGCGTCGAGTCTGTTTAGTATGAGATCGCCGAGTAGCACATCTTCTCGGAGCTTCATTCCAGTAAATACTGGCGGCGGCTCCGGAATGAGTGTCTTGTTTACGTTTGTTGTTTCTCTGTTCTGAGAAACGCTGTCGATGTACGGCCCAGAGCCATAGGCTCCGCTCCCGTACGTCAACAAACCGGTGTACTCTGCCATCGAAGTTCAGCCCTGACTAGGCTACGTCTCCGTAGGTGATGTTTGTGGTGCCGCTCGTCGAAAGGCCGAGACTGTTGAACCGTAGCCAGCTACCAGCCTTAGGGGTAATCGTGCCAGATGCAACTGAGACCTGAAGAGGGAATCTTGCGGTTGCTGTACCCTTAAGAACCATTCCACGGATTCTGATCACCTGAATAGCCGCGGTGTCTCCGCCGGTGATCGCTTTGTTCGCTGTAGAGTTGAACTGGTTGAAACCTGTCATCGACGTAGATGAGCCTACAACAGTCTCGAGCGAAACCTTCACCTCTGCCTGAAACTGCGTTGCAGCTGTTGACGCCCAGCCGAGAGTGATCGCTCCTGTAGAAGAATTGTTCAGCCGTAGGTAGTACTCAAATGAGTAGAGATGGTTAAGAGTTAGATTCGGCGAGACGCCAAAAGGATTGGTAGCAGTCGTCGTGATCCCGCTGCCGTCTGCGGCGAGGTAGCGAAACATGGTGCTAGCCAGTTGATAGTCGTCTGTACCAGACGAGTACACGAAGCGACCGTCTATCTCCTGAATAGCGGCGTTCAGTGTGGTGCCCCAGTTTGCGTCGCCGTTTTCCGGTATCTGCGTTGATCCGTTGATTAGATACGTTGTCACGAGTTCTCCATTTCAATCATCTTTACAATCATAACCTACGCGGCGCCTCTGCGGAGTTGTAACGCAAGCTCTCTAGAGATCTTCGACGCGAGTTCGGTTTCATTCATTCCTTCGGACGGGTAGACATTCATGGTGATCCCGCCCTTGACGCCACCGGAAAGAAACTCGATCATCGCCTTGTCGCGCCTTGATAGACCGTCTGGGTCAAGAGGCTCAACGCGTTCTGGACGTCCGGCTTCACCAATGACAGCAAGCACGCCGCCAGGCGTCGGCGACACGGTGCCGCCGAGTGCCATCTGGCGCGCTCTAGTGTCAAAGCGCCCGCTGTCATTAGTGCCGTATGTCGTGTTGGCGGCAATTCGAGATCTGTAGTATTCCGACGCCGCTTTCCCTGCCGCTGCAGCTCTGGCGTTCGACCCATCGATGTCAACTCTTTCAAGAGTGATCTTTGTGACCTTGTCGATGTTGTCAACCAACGGAATAGCGTTGTACGCCGAGATCAAACCGTTTATAGCTGTAATCGCAAGGTTGATACCCCACTCAACTCCACCAATGACTGCGTTGATGATTCCTTCGATGACGCTAACTACACCACTAAAAGTAGACGAGACTATGCGAGCAAGAGTGCCAAACACGGCTGCGAACGCAGACCCGATCTTGTCGAATAGACCACTGATTATCCCAACGCCTAGGTCGATCGCTCCGATTATGGCGTTCCATATAGGCTCAAACACAGGCTTGAGAGCGTTAAACACCGTGCTGAATACGCTGCTTATGAAACCAAACGCCGTTGTTATCGCGCCGACGCCGATGTTGACGCCTGTAGTAATGTACGGCCACACGGTGTCGAAGATGCTCTTTAAGAAGCCGAACACCGTCGAGAAGACACTCTTAACTACACCGAACACCGTCGAGAAGATCGATCCGAAGTTCTTAACGCCCCAGGATATGGCACCCCAAACCGCCTTGAACACGACCTTAAGGACCGTAAACACTCCGATGAAGATCGCCTTGACGATGTTGAACACCATCATGAACAGCACCTTAAAGATCTCAAGGCCTTTCATAAAGATTCTAAAAACGTTGACAAACAGGACGCGTAGTATGTTGAACACCGGCCTAGCGACAACCATGAACGCTCTGAAGACCGTCTTGAAGACGTTGAATATTACGCCTAGCACCGTCTTGACGACTTTGAAGAACGTCTTAAAGACGAACAACACGGGCTGCATCGCCTTGTTGACGATAGGCCAAATCTTATTGAATACGCCTTTCCAGAAGTCGAACAGGAACTGAACGTACCTAACTATCAGATCTATTACGCCCTTAATGATCCCCCAAATAGCGTTGAACACCGGCTTGAGGATTTCTACTAGCCCTAGTATGATGGTAATTATAGGCGCAAGAATCGCTCTCATTATGCTGAAGGCAGCCTTAAAGGTGTTAACAAGAGACTTAAACGCAAACTCTATGGTATTACTGATCGACCCAAACGCTTTACCAAAGTGTTTTTTCGCGCCGTCTACGTCTCCGCTGAGAAGCGAAAACACGCCGCGGATGATCTCATACACTGCCTTGAATGCGTTTATTACGGCACCGATGGCGTAGATAAACGACATAATTCCAAACTTGATGCCGTCAATCAACGGCATGACAAACCGCTCCAGGTACGGGACCCAATACTCCGCTAGGAAGTCGCCAAACGCCCTAAATGCGTTCTTAAACTTATCGATAGATATGCTACCGACTCCCATCGCGCCGAAAACTTCATCGAGTACGCCCTTGATATCGTCGAACGCGTCCTTGAGTTTTGCTAGAACCTTTTCCCACAGCTCCTTAAGGGCGTCCCTAAGCTTTTGGCTGTAGACTATAGCAAGAGCGATCGCGGCGTACAGCGCGGCTATCGCTATAGTTATTCCGGTAGCTACACCGCCGCCGACGCCAAGCAGCATAATTCCAAGTCTTAGAAGCTTAAAATACCCAATCACGCCCTTTAGCAGAACGCCAAGAACCCTGAAAACAAAGGCGATTTTACCGAACGCGCCCCCTATGGCCATAAAAACGAATCTACCGATTCTGCCAACGACGCTGAGAGCCTTGCTTACACCGATGATCATCGCTACTTGAAGAGCGATCTTTCTTATTATGTCGTTGGAGAAGATCTTGATAAGAATGTCAAGAACAGTTTCAAGAGTCCCAAAGAACATTTCGATAGACTGCGACTCGGCGAACAGCGACAAAAATTCTCCAAGCTTTGTCACAAAATCGCCCATAGCCGGGGCTGCCTTTTGTAGAATCTCAAACACGTCGCCGATCGTGCCGGCCAACGGCATCAACGCGTCGGCTGTCTTACCGATGCTTTCATCGTCGCCAAGCTTTAGAAATTCCTTTACTATCTCGACAATCAATGTCGAGATCTTTGAAAAGTTCTCAGATGCGTCGATAAAGAACTGTTTCAATGACCCGTCATCAAGAAGTTTTTTAGTGAACTCGTCGAACTTCTTCATCGACTTTTCAAACGTGTCAAGCAGCATCTCGCCGCCGGAGCCTGGCCCCGACGCGGCTTTGCCGATGTTCTTGATCGCGCCGAATAGTCCGTTCTTGCCGAGCGCGCGACCAAGCTGCGCAGCGATATCGCCTGCTCTAGTGAACGTATTGCGCAGCTCTCCTGTTTGATTTCTAAGTTCTCTCGTCTCCTTCCAACCAGTGGTTAAGGTGACGATCCAGTCGGTAAAACGACGTATGAGCGGGTCTGCCGCGTCGAGCAGCGACAACATGATGTCGTACAGGTTACCGAACACGATGCCAAGTTTGCCTGTCGTGTCGGCGTTAGTGTCAGTGATTCTTGTCAGCTCTTCTAGGTTTTTACCTTCAGTGACAATCTTTGAAAAGTCAAGCGCAGATTTGCCAAGAGCCTTGCCTGTTTTTTGAAGAATAGGTTGAAGAGCCGGAAATAGATTAGTGACAAGATTGTCAAGAGCAAAGGTTAGAGGCCCAAAAAGTTCCTTACCTGCAGCGTGACGAAGCTCTACGAGTTTGGGCTGAATAGATACGAGGTACTCAGCAAACGCTCTTGCCTCTGCGGATAGTTTATTCAGCGCTTCAGCATCTGCCGAGCTGCCGCCGCCGCTACCTTTTCTCGCTTCCTCGAGTCTTTCCTGCGCCTCTATGAGCCGCTTTAGCGCGTCAAGTTCTGCCTTTGCTCGCGCATCTACAGCTTCCTGTACCGCTTTTTGCGCGTCGACAACTTCTTCTTGGCCTTCAACACCAAGTTTGTTTCTTTTTTCAGTTTCTTTAGCAAGGTCAGCGTTTCTATCCTTCGCGCGACGCATGTTGAGGTCGGCTTCTTGATAGGCAAGTTCAGCCTCGCGTCTAGCTCTTGAGTTCGGGGGCAGATCTTGAACTCGAGCAAGCGTTTCTCTCGCCTTCTCAAGTTCAATGGCGGCTTTCTTTTCAGATATCGCCGCGTCTTCAGCGTCAAAATTGAGTTGCTGCAGACTTTCAGACGCCTCCTGCCTCGCTTTAGTTAGCCGTTCTTCTGCTTCAGTTAATCGATCGTTCGCTCTAGCAAGCGCTTCACGATTTTGCTCGAGTACTTCAGCTAATCGTCTTTCGGCCTCCGCCACTCGCTTTGAGTTGTCCCCGCCTCCGCCGCCACCTTTCTTCGTGAGCGACTTCATCGCTGCACCGATGCCGCTGAACGCCATCTTTGCAGTTATCGCGGCCTGACCGATCGCCGAGAAGATGCTAGGAAGAACGATCAGAGATGGTAGAGCTGCTGCAACCTGCGACGTAAGAGCCGTAAGACCAGACACCATCGATGAGAGACCGCCGACAGCGACGGCAATTGCGGGACCAAAGGCATAGCCTTGGATCGTCATTCTTCTGAATGCTTCGTACGCCTGGTCTGCTTCTCGTCTGAAGTCAGTGGTGATCGCTTTGATCTTTATGTACGCTGTACCGACAATTGCCATGTGCCGTCACCTCCTCACATCGTATTGCATCAGTATTGATTTTACAACGGTTTTTAGTGGCCTAGTGGAGCGTCGAGGCCTCTACCAAACGGAAGTCTCGACGACGCGTCTGGGGACGTTGGGGCGATGTATGGCTTGACTTCTCGAGATTTTCCAGACCGTTCAAACGGGTCTACAGGCACAGGAACTTCGTAGTCTTCTTCCATTATGCTATCAGCAACATCCGGCGGAAGAGTAGTGCCGCTGTTCTTAGAAGACGCGTACTTGTACTCTCTGCCGTACAGATTAGCGTATAGAGAAATTCTTGATTTGTCTCGCGCCTCGCCCTGCTCAGCGGTGCTGATCGAGTGCATGTCTTCTTCAAAATAGAAATGAAGAACGTCAAGAAGATCCGGCGCAGATAGCGACCGAAGATCTAACCCAAGAGTTATTGATTTGCCGTTTACATACGGCCAGAGTTCTACTGCCCAGTCGACGAGAGCTCTGGCCGCTTCGTAGGGCGTTCAGAGTACATTTCGACGAGCCATTGAATGATGTCCATCAGAGTTTCCATATGGACGATCCGCTCAGGGTCTAGGCACAGAACGTTGAATCTTTCAAGACTCTCCGGCACTAGCACTGTACTAAAGAACTGGTCAACAACCTTACCAGCGTCTGAAGCGTTTTCATCTGCTGTTTTTGTCGCCAGGTCAAGAATAGTCTTGCCTGGGATCTGCGGGCGACAGGTAAACTCTTCGTCGCACAACTTGAATGAGATCGGTTCGGCGTCCGAAAAATCAGGGGTCCCGAAGTCCTTAAACTTAGCCATCAGATATCTACGTCTCCATCCGTGTGTTAGGTATCTTTTGTGCAACTACGCACTGGTAAACTATAACATTTTTCACGTGTTCTCATGCAAAAAAGAGCAGACTTATCACGTCTTCATCGCTATTCTAAGAGCTGTTGTCAAATACGGATTTGGCCTAGTTCCAGGGTGCATGACAGCTCTTTTATGAACAATTACTCCATTGCTTCCTCTAAACCTCAGAAGCTTGGGTGGTGTGGCAACGATAACGTGCGGCCGCGTGCCGGTGTGATGAAGGAGAGCGTACGTTCTCATCGAGCCAATTGTGAACTCAAAACCAGTCGCCGTTCTAGATCGCTGCATTGATATTGAAGCCGCGAGTCGCCCAGTACGCTTACCCACAAGTGATCTAGCGATCTCCTGCGCTTTTCTAGCCTTGGCCTCGACGTGCTTATTGACCTTACCGCCACGCGAGTTCAGCATCACCTCAATAGCGCCGTAGTCCCACTTCATGTAGACCTGTGTGCTAACGCTCATCTTAGACCTACGGGATCGCCATCGTCAACTGAAGTACGACGAGTTGAAAACCACCTTCAGGTGGCGGCGTCTCGACGGTTCCGATGACACCGATTCCGTACCCGCCTTCTTCCCACATATCAAGAAGATTTATCGACTGAAGAAGAACCCAGGTATCGATCGCTGATATCTGCGCGGCTTCCTCGATAGTCGCCGACGTTGGCGGCCTGCCGTTTACGGACACGGTCGGTATCTCTCTAGCGACGGTGACAAGAACAACCGCTGTTCTAGGCGCAGTGCATCTTCTTGGTTCGGAGATCTCGTTGCCAGGTGAGCCAAGATATGTTTGAACAAGTGTCACCGTCAACTGTTCGCAGTCGATAGATGACTGTCCGACCGTCCAATACCTTCTCGTTGGCAGTGGTACGTTGTACGAGTTAAACGTAGTGACGACGCGCGCCAAGATACCATCTAGCATATTGCAGATGTTTAGCGCGTCTTCTGAGACCTCTGAGATATCTACGATTCCCACTTAGGATCCGATCGTGTATGCGTTGATGACAGACGAGGCAAGACCGATCTTT